TTGATAGTGAGTTCGCCTTATAACAACGGGGCAATAACATTGGGCATTCCATCGTATAATATTTATTCGATTGAGCCACTTGTTAAATAAACTTTTTGTTGTACATTTGTGATGTACACTTGGTGTTTAGAAGTTGCGGTCTGAACACTAAGTATTCAAGGAAACTTGAATCGCCCACGCTTCTCCGCAACAGAGTGTGGGCTTTTTTATCTGTTATGGAGACCGACAAAGAAATTATAACTTCAATGACTAAGTTGCACGCAGATAGCCACTTAGCCATAATTAAGCTAAAGAAAATACACGCAGAGATTGAGTTATCAGACTATGAAAGGGTGCTCAAGTTTGCAGAACCAGATATGCCCGCCTTCGATAAACTGATGGAGATTGTAGAAGGTATTTTACTTAGGATAAGTAATTGCAATAAAGAGATTAAAAAAATGGCAGAATGGCGAAGATAATTATTAAAAATAGGTATGGTGTAGTGCCTAATGCGCTATTGAACAATACTGAATTAACATTCAGGGCTAAAGGGGTGTATGCGTACATTCAATCTAAGCCCGATGGATGGGAGTTTAGTGCAGAACGTATATCCGCTCAAACAAAAGAGGGCTTAACGGCAGTTCGAATGGCGCTTAGAGAATTAGAGGAAGTTGGGTATTTAAGTAGACAGAAACAACGTAGCCCAAAAGGCTATTTAAACTACGAATACCAACTATTTGACACCCCTATAGAGGTAAGTCCTACATCAGGAAATCCAACATTGGAAAATCCAACATTGGAAATTCCTACGTTGGAAAATCTGACGACATATAGTAAGAAAGAAGAAAGTAAAAAAGATAGTAGTAATAAAGAAGAAAGATTTGAAGAGTTTTGGGAAGCTTACGGTAAGAAGACAGGAAAGAAGAATGCAATAGCTAAATGGATAAAACTAACAGATAAAGAAAAAGAAGATGCTATTCAATCAATTCCTAAATACCTAATCTTTAGACCAGACCCTACATATCGGAAAGACCCTGAAAGATATATCGGAAATAGAATTTGGGAAGATGAAGCAGTACAATCTATAAAAGCTCCTAACCAATCAACAGAAACAACAAGTACCAAACAATTTGAACTAACTATCCCAGACCAATGGTAAAGAAGAATAAATTTGAAGACAAGATGCTAGAGGAAGATGTTTTATCGCATCTACTAGAGCATTCTTATTCAACATTAGAAGCAACAAAAATTTTAAGACCAGAATCTTTCTCTAGCGAGCTAAATAAGCAGGCATATTTGACGTGTGTTGAACTTTATAACGAGAAAGGTACATTCAATCGTTTTGATGTATTTCGTAGCCTAAAATCCAAAGAACTGTCAAGTAAGGTAGACTCTTCACTTATTATCTCTATGATACCAAAGCGTTCAATAGATTTACTAAGTGTGTGCGCTGAATTAAAAGAGCTTGAATCTAAAAGATACATTGCTTCCTTAACAGCAAAGATGCAAGAAAGATTGGCTGACGATTGCGAGATTAGTGAGATTGTAAGCCTAATTGATAACGGTGTTTCTTATTTAACAGACGCCTCAGCTACAGATGAAGTTGTTAACATAAAAGATGTTTACGACACAGTAATTGCTAAAATGGAATCTACTGCTGGAACGACAAAGTTTAGTGGCATTGAGACGGGTTCAAGAAAACTTAATTATCATTTAGGTGGATGGCAGAAAGGTATTACAATTATTGCCGCTAGACCATCAATGGGCAAAACAGTTGTAGGCTTAGACATAGCTAAGCAAGCCGCAATGTCTGGCAAAAATGTATTGTTCTTATCATTAGAGATGCCTAAAGATTCTTTACTTTATCGCTACATATCTAGTGAGGCGTTTGAGTATAATTATTCAGACATAAAAGCGAATCGTATATCACCAGAAGATGTACAGAAGATTAAACGGTCAAACGCAATGATGCTTAGAAAGTTGCCTATCTTCTTTTATGACTCTGATAACACAGATATTAATTACCTATCAATGCTTATGAGTGCCGAGTGCCGTAAGAATAAGATTGATATTGTAGTGATTGACTATCTGCAGTTGATGAAAGACAGCCAAGCTAAGAGCCAAGATGACTTTACTCAGGTGTCTGCTGTAATGACAAAGATTAGAAGAATCACTAGAAAACTTGGGATACCAGTTATTCTTCTTTCGCAGTTGTCACGTGAGGTAGAAAAAAGAACCAACAGGTCTCCTCAGTTATCAGACTTGCGCTCTTCGGGTAACATTGAGCAGGATGCCGATGTAGTTATTGGCTTATATAGAGATGACTATTATAAATACGTTGATGCAAAGTCTAACGGTCAAGCAGTAACTCCGATGGACAATATACTTAAATACATTATCCTTAAAAACAGAGATGGTAACGTAGGAGATGTGATTAGATATGTTGATGTTAAAACGAATAGAATTGCAGACGAAGAGTCTGAGTTGACAAGATTTGCCGAACCAGCAATCTTATACCAAGATTCTGTAATCAAAACAATGAAGAGTGATTTTGATGTAACAGTAACACCATTTTAATATGAACATATACAAAGAGTTAGCCAAGTTCAATCACATAAAGTATCACGACGAGCCTCATAAATACTACATTGGGGAGCAGGAGCTAGTAAGTGGGACAACATTTATCGGACTTTTTAAAGAGAAGTTTGATTCTGTTGGTATGGCAAAGAAGACTGCAAAGAAGAAAGATGTTTCTGTAGAAGAAGTTCTTTCTGAATGGGACTTTAAGGGAGATTTTTCTCGAACAAAGGGTACTTTGTTGCATAATTTTGCTGAGAATTATTGGTTTAACAAAGTGTTTCCCGTAGACTATACTCCTTACAACGAGCGATTCGGCGATGGATTAATGAAAGAAAGATACGAAGAATGTAAACGTATGTTTTTAGAGTTTTACGAGGATGCAAAAGATGCCTTAATACCAATTGCCGCCGAGCTTGTTATTGGTGACGAAGAGATTGGTATAGGAGGAATGGTTGACAAGTTGTTTTGGAACCTGAAGATGAGCGAGTTGCAGATATGGGACTACAAGACTAACAAGGAGATTAATACTTTTTCCAAGTACAGGAAGAGAATGTTGTTTCCTATTAACTTTCTTCACGAGTGCGAATACAACACATATTCAATACAGCTTAGCTTATACAAGTATATTATTGAGAAGAATACGAATTTGAAGATAGGTAGATGCTACCTAGTTCATATTCACGAAGAACAAGAGAAGTACAATATTATCGAATGCAACGATTGTACTGACATTGTGAAGTTGATGATTGATAAAAAATAACCAAACAATATGCCATATTTAAACCACAACATACCAACAATCACTTGCCTAATTAAGAATGAGTTTTTGTTTAACAACACCAAAGGACACGGAGAATTCACGCTATGTGATGTACACTCGGTAGCATCTATTGAGAAGCGAGTTCCTTTGTTTGAAGCGTTCCTTGAGAACGGAGTCAATTGGACACGTCGCCCTATCCACGCATTCTGTTGGAAGAAAGATGCTGAAGAGCTACCACTTACTGAGTACATATATTGGGACTGCTTTAGTTCTTATATAGACGTTCAGGTGCGAGCTCGGATGTCGGGACTTCGCGCTGACTTAATATCCATCACAGGAGTTAAGAGGCAGGGTACCTATATGTTTACATTAGATTGGGCATTTGAGAACAGAGGTATGTTGGACACCAACTTCTCTGAAACTCCAGAGCATAAGTGCGGACACGTCTTTAAGATGGACAACGGCAACTTCTTTATCTATCCTAACAACAGAATCATTTGGATGGATAACGCTTGGACATACAATCGCATAGACAAGAACCCTAACTACAAGATTGATATGACGGTTTATTCCATAGAGAATAAGACTAACTACGAGACAGATTATAATTATTTTACAGAATTTAAGAAGAAGTAAAAAATGACACCTAAAGAATATACCCAAAAACTTGTTGACAAAATTATGTTCAGCACATCACTTACTCACTTAGACGAGGTAAAAGAAGTGGCAAAAATTGTAGTGGATGAGATTAAACTTAATAGCCTTGATGATTCATCCAAGTACCTTAACCAAGTTAAACAAGAAATAGAAAAGTTATGACAGACCAACTAGAAGACCTAATATCCGAATCCGAGATTTGCTTAAGAGACGCTTATCGGCGCGGATTCAACCAAGGAGAAAGCTTAGGAAGCAAGATTCCTGAGTCAAGAGAATTATTGAGCGGATTCATTTCCTTTATCAAAAAATACCGAATGGTATATACTGATAGCGGAGTACACTTTGCTGACGGAGACAACATTTACTCACAAGATATTATTGTAAAAAACTTTCTTATAACATACGATTATGATTCGGAATAAAACAATACTTAGAAATAAAATAGCGAAGCATTTGCGTGATAGTGGTGTTTCGTACCAGGTCATTGAGAACAGAATAATTATAATGGATTCTAATGGAGACTATCATTACTGTGCAGTAGATGTTATCTGTGACAGCCTTGATTGGTATGCCAAACGGAAGCCCTTCACATTCTATGTTGTCTGCCCACGGACTACCAAAGATGGCATAAGTGCGATAGATAAATATCTGGAGCAATGTAAGCAACACAAGCAAACTATTAGGAGATACGGAATATGAGCGAAGTGATGGACAAGTACTATAAGCTAGCAGAAGATTGGGCTGAGCAATATTTAAAAGATAATACTGAGCCAAAACAATTATCTATCAAGCAAGGGGAGTACATTACAAATGACTTAATATTTATAGACGTAAATCTTACAAGAGTTCGGCACGCTGGAGGAAGAGAGAAATATGCGGCGTATCTCAGGATAAAAAACTTCAAAGATTTTATAAATAAATGTAAACCAATTGTTGATAAAATCATTTAGTTTAGTTAGCTTTACAAAGTAATCAAGTTGGTGTAATTGGCAACACGCCCTCCTAGGTTAGGGGTAATGCTCGTTCGACTCGGGCACTTAATTTAACAGTAGGGGTGTACATACCATCAGAACTGTGCATCCCTCATTTTATAACAATTAATGTTGGAAATTACCCTCACTTTATGTCACAATTTTATATAAATATGTGACACATTTAACAACTAACATTTAAACAAACAAGCAATGAAAAAATTCGTAAAGATTACAACAAGAAATTCAGATGGAAGTTATGCAAGAGAATGGATTGACATTGATTCAATTGTAGAATTAGCCCAAAGAACTAATGAAGAAGCAGGCAATAATGAAGGGACTCTGCAAACGATTAATGGAGCAATAATTCCTATAATAGATTTTAATGCAACTATTGATTCTTTATCTTAAATATAACAAACAATGAAAGCAAGAGTAGGCGAATTAGTAATAGTAGAAAACAAGGATAAAAGAAGTGCCGCAAACGAAAATTATTACGGCGTAGTCCTCAGAAACGGAGACCAATATAACTCCTTATTGTTCACAGAACACGAATTACAGATGGCTTTTGAGAGAGCAGCATCTAATCAAGAAGATGTTGTAGACAGAAGCTTCTTATCATTACTTATAGACTAAAATGTCGACTGAATCAAAATATCTTAAGTTGTCAATGGATGTGCAGAATATCCTAAGAGACAGAAAAAATGCGCTTCGCTCTAAAATTAATGACATAGATTCGGCTGAGAATAAAACTTACAACTCAGAATCTGCCATATCAAAACTGCGAGCAAAGATAGACGAGGTAGACACTATAAGTGAAAAGATTTTTAAGCTACTAATATCAAACTATAACGAAAAATAGATGAGCATAATAAATGATATTTTAGATAGCTTTCCAGGGGAGAATTTTTATTTAATAGATGGCTTTGATGAAGCAGTTATAGGTGTCGACTCAGACTGTATTAGATTAGTTTACGACATATCTAAGATGGTTGAGATATTGGCAGAAACAGGAATGGGAGAAGATGCAGCAATAGACTTCTTTGAATTCGAATTAGCCCCCAATATACCATACGCAACGAATGCTCCTATATTAATTTATACGGATTTTTACACAATTAAATAAGCAAACAATGAAAAGATTATTAACAGATGCTGAGTTGCGAGATATGATTCGTTATTATGCTCATTGTCAATCACTTCGTGACTTTATTGACGAGAAAGTTGTTCCTTCTAATTTCCATTATCAAAAGGTTAAGCAATACACCAATATGCTTGTTAATGAATTAGAGAAACAGGTAGATGTTCTAATGAAGGCAGAAGACAATAATAGCGAAGGAACTGTTTTGGAGCAGTTTATTAACGCATCATTGATGGCAGATAATCTATTTGATATTGCCTTGAAGATGGAAACATTGGATAGAAATAAAAAAATTGAGTGCGCAACAAAAGTATCAGAAATATTTAAATCTTACGGCATTGAATAACGAAACAACAACATTCACGGACAGCGTAGTATTTGAGATTATCAAAGAGTTCGGAGAACGTGCTCAAAAAGGCTACGAAAAGTATGGAACTGATATGGATAGAACAGACCTGTCTGTTACTGATTGGGCTCAGCATTTACGAGAAGAATTAATGGATGGATTAGTCTATCTTACTCGATTAAAAAGAGACATATCCTCCCTAGAAGAAGAATTGAATGCTCTTAGATGGGCTAACAAAGAAGATGAAAAAGAAAAGGAAAAAGGATACACAGAAGACGAACTTGCTTCTTCGCTAAGACGTGGCACAAAATTTGTATATACTATTTCACCGAAACCAAACGAAGTTTATACAGACGAAGAGCCGATTGTTAGAAAGAAATACAATTGGCACAGATAGATTTTCTGAATGTCTTATTTGATTGTGAATTGATAGAAAGGTAGTTTGTTATACGAACTGCCTTTTTTGTAAAACTTTTAATAAACATTTTGATTTATAAATTTATTGTATTATATTTACACCCATAAACCAAACAACAAAAAAATGGCAAAAACATTAAAAAACTCAGAGGCGTCAGGCGCCAAGAAAAACGTAAAAGATATTGCGTTTTGGGGAGACGGAGACACTTGGAAATTAATCTCTAAGGCAAGCTCTGAAGACGAAGGTTGGATGAAGTCAACAAAGGCTATCCAATTAAACGAAGGGTGCTTAGTTCAAGTTACCACACAACAACGCAATCCAGATGGCTCATATTCTTTAGCAGAAGCTATGGCATTCGCCCCTAAAGCGCGCATATCGGAAGTTATTGACGTAGTATCAGGAGAAGTTATTTCAAGACAATTAATTTAAAACCAAAACCAAACAAATATGGCACGTTCAGATGCATACAAAACCGCGGTAGAAAGCCCAGTAACAGCTTACTTAAACTGGTCTTCTAACGACAAATGTTTCACTTATTGGAACAAAGAAACAAGTCAAATGTCAAAGGTTGCTTTGCCAGTTACACTTATCCACTTCGATGAGTTCGCAACAATAAAGGGCTTCCACGACAAATCTAACAGTTCTATCTTCTCAAACGAAGTTAAGTCTACTAAGTTTGAGGAACTTACTGTACGCTCTTATAAAGGAGGTGAGTTAGCTAAAGGACTTTACGCTGACATCAAGGCTAAGGTAAACGAGATTGGTGGCTCATACCACACATCTTTATACGCTCTATCTAATGGCAAGATTATTAATATTGCGATGAAAGGTGCGGTAGTACAGGCTTGGTCTGAGTTTACAAAGGAAAACAGAAAGAACTTCCTAGGAAACTTTATCGAGATTAATAGTTCCCTTGATGCAAAGAAAGGCTCTGTTAAGTATAGCGTTCCAGTATTTACTATTGGTAAAGCTATTCCTGCTGACGTAAGCGCAAAAGCAGATGAATCTTACGATGCATTAGTAGCCTACTTTAAGGACAGAAAAGCTAACGCACAATCTCAACAATCAGATTTAGTGGCAGAAGAAATTCCAGCCCTAGTTGCATCTGAGGCTCCATCACAAGATGAATTTGACGGACTTCCTTTTTAGGGTTATGAATGAAATAGTTAAATTAGAGCAGAATAATCTTTTAAAAGAGACAGCTAAAGAAGGCTTGGACAATATTGTCAGCAGCTACCTTGAGCGAATCTCTTTTGAAGGAGGAGATGTGGAAGGAGATTACGCGTTATGCGAGAAGTATATTTATATGCTTACTGAGATGAAGAATGGATTAAAACCATTCGTTGAAACAGAAGCTAACAAATACGAAAAAGGCGTGGTATCTAAGTTTGGCGTAACAATGCAAGCGGTAGATACAACTAAATACGACTTCTCTAATAATGAAAAGTGGGCACAGCAAAAGTCTAAGGTTGACGAAGAAGCTAAAAAGCTAAAGTCTATTGAATCATTTTCAAAGACGCTACAATCAAAGACATCTGTTGTTGACGAAGAAACTGGCGAAGTAATTGAATATTTCCCGCCTGTAAGAATGAGCAATAGGACAATAAGAGCTAGTATAAAATAATGACAGACGCGCATTCATTTAATAATATATGCGAAATTGTTGATATTATTGAGTCTGTTAATGTTGGCAATTACCCAGCCGACTTTAACAGAAGCTCTGAAACTTTAGAGACATATCTGCATAAAAAGTATATTGTCCTATTGGTTTCAAATTTAGATGACATACCTTGGGAACAACATTTAGGAATATGAAAGAACTAACATACAACGAATGGATTATGCACTTGCTTAATCAGCTTTCAGTAGAAAAAAAGAAAGAGATTGAAATTGCTAAACGCAAATTTTCAGAACAAAAATAATATGAGAAAAGACTTAATTAAAGCGATGAGATTAGAGCTTGGCGTAACACAAGCTGAGTTTGCAAGACTTGCTGGGATAAATTCGTTCCAGCAAGTTTCTGGGTTAGAATCTGGCAGACGCAAAGTTGGATTAGGGCTACTAAATAAGATTGTAGCAAATCTATGTGCTAACGGATTCTTGGTATCACTAGATGTAGTGGTTACTGTAAATAATAAAAAATTCAAATAATGAGCCTACCTATAGAAAAATTATTCTATTTTGACAAAGACCTTGTCGAGATGACTGGTTTCACTAAGAGACAACTTAGGGGCGCTAGGAATAAAAATTATTTAAGGTGTATGAGGACGAAGCCACTTCGCTACACCAAGCAAATGATTCTGGCGTTTCTAAAGAGAATAGAAGATGACCCAAGCATTATGATTGACAGCAACTTATATTCAAGAAATGATTAACCCAGACAATCTTACGCCAAAAGCTAGAGTGGATGAATTAATTGAATGTGCTGAAAAGTTTGGCTCTATATCAACTATTGCCTACCTGTTAAACGAATTAGCTAACCACACAAGACACAAAAACTTCGATGACGAATGTTATTGGAAGGACGTTGAACAAGAGTTCAAATTAAGGGCAAAATATGATAACTAGCGAAGAAATTGCGCGAATAGAAATTGAGTGGGAAGGCATAGATTTGTCTCTAAATAAATGGTACGCAAACAGGCATTGGACTTTTCGAAATAAAGAGAAAGAGTTTTGGGCTGGAACTTTTATGAGATTGCTCCCTAAGAGGACAAAGAAAATAGATAAGTACACCATTACATTGCTATTCAACTCAAGGCTGGATGCTAGCAATACAATTCCAATGATTAAGATTTTAGAGGACACGATGAAGAAAGCTCATTATATTATAGATGACTCTAAAAAGTACTGCAAAGGGATAAGCATATACCCAGATGAATCAATGGGAAAGAAACACTACAAGTTAACCATACACATACTCTCTTATGCTAAAAAAGATAAAACTGATTCCACCGACTAACTACCAATCTAAGATGTGCGACCTGTTTGCCTCAGAAATGGGAGAGAAGGAAAGTAAATTCTATCGAGATAAGAGCGAAGGAAACGCAAGCAAACTATCTATATGGGCTTGGGGCGGCAAGATGGCTGAGGTAGCGGTATATAACACATTAGTAGCTTCCAAAAGATACAAGAAGATATCACAACCAGAGCTATTGATGCACGAAATTTGGATGAAGTCTCACGATGCAGATATAGTAGCAGATGGTAAAAACATACACATCAAGTCATTCATTAAGTATGCTCAATTAGACCCTACTTGGTTATTCTCTTTAACAGATAAAGTTGTAGACAATCCGACTGATGACGACATTCTTGCTTTAGTAATATACGATAAAGAGAAGAATTTTGAAGCATACTTTATTCCAGCAAAAGATGTTGTTGATAAGTACAAAGAGCCGATGTCTGATAAGATAAAAGCTAAAGCACTCTACGAAATAGACTTAATAGGATGATAGACAGGAACGTAAGATACAGGATAAATATAACAGTAAGAGCAGAAGATGGTTACGATAAGCCAAAGGTTGGCTCTTTACTAGAAGCTAATGACTGCGTTTTTTCAGTTATAATATCCAATAAGAAATGGATTGTACTAGAATGTATAATCAAAGGAAAGGTTGATTATATAGACAGTATTAAAAGATTAAAAGAAGGAGAAGATATTTGTCTTATAGATTGGGCTCCTGCTGTTAAAAACATAGAAATGTCAACCTATACTTTTAATACTTATAAGGGAAAATTGACACATCTGTTAAACTGGGAACAGCCTATTTCTTCCCCCCTCTAGCGCGACGGTCTCCAGCAGAATCTGACTTAGAGCCTCTGTTTACGGAGGCTTTTTTCATTACAATACCTTTCTTTGTATGCGATGCATCTTTACCATCTCCGTTGCCATAAGTTCCGCGCTCACGGTTAACTTTGACTAATTCAGAACGCTTAGCGCGCTGTTCTGGCTTTTGATTAAATTTAGTGTCGTATGCCGCCTTCTTTGCGCGAGCCTCTGGATTAGATGCGTAATATTTAGCGGAAGTAGATTTTGCCATTGTTGATAGTGTTTACTTGTTTTTCTCAGCAATTAATTTGCATAAATTTACGAAATACTTTTGGTTAAAAGTCCATTTGGCAAAGTTAACATCTTTATGCAAAAGCTGTACATTGCGTTTAACGTAACCTTTATCGTTATTAATTCTGTCAATTGACACCATTCCTTGCTCTGAATCTTTGTCAAAGTCTAATGGTAAGCCAGATAGCGCACATATCTTACCTTGTCTAAGGTATATTTTCCAAACGTATTCTATAGTAATATCCCATTCCTTATCGCGTTGAATTGAACGCCTTTTCTTCTCCTCAAACCAACTAATAGGAATCTCCCTGTATTTACCTTTATTGCCTTTACCTAGCTTATTATGACAAGAGCGACAAAGAGTATTATTCCTTGCCGCTCTGTTGCGTTCACTTTTGCTTGTGTAAGATTGTATGCCTCCACACGATTGGCAATATTTGTTAAACTTTTCGTTCATCAAGAACCTTTAACCCATTTTTTAGATACCATATCACATACTTTTATGAAGTATTCTTGACTATATCTTTGTTTCATAAAATTAAGGTCTTTATGAATAACCTGTATATTCCCATTAATATAACCTTTTGAACTATCTATCCTGTCTATCGAAGCTGGATGTTTAAGACCAAATGAATTAAATGATATATCCATACCAGACAACGCACATTTAAAATTATTTTCAACAATTAAATTATATACATCATCCATTGAAATAGAGAACTCTATATTTCTAACTTCAGCACTAGTTCTTGCTTTATTAAACCAAGTAACTGGCATATCATTATAGTATCCTCTATGACAATTATCTGTTTCTCTGTTAGAACATTTCTTGCAAAGTTTAGCTAATCTTAGAGATTCCTTAGCATAGGATATTCTTAAATAGCTTTGCATATCGCCACACTTTGGACAAGCCTTATGGTATCTACCATTAATCTTTTGGATGCCTTCCATAATCAACTACCCTTTACCCATTTTTTTGACGATGACGCAGTTTTAGATGGGCTCCATTTAATTTTATTAGACCACCAAGCTGCTGACATCTTGCCCTTCGCAATGTTCTTTGCGTGGCGAGACTTGAATGCCTCACGCTGTCCAACAGTTTGATTCGTTTTGACACCTGCTTGACCAAAGCGAATAAGTTTTAACTTATCTCCTTCTTTAGCTAATACAATGTGAGACTTGCCATTGCGCACCTCTCTCTTAGGCTTATTAACGCCTTGCAAGTTGTACTTTTCTAGCTTTGCTTTAATAGAGTCGTTGAGTGACATTATTTCTTCTTAGCAGTTTTAGCTGCTTGCTTAAATTGCTTTGCAGTAGGAGCTCCTTTAGCCCCTACCTTCCTCATTGTTTCACCAGAACCAGCTTCAATTCGTTTTCTTTTATTATGAATGTTGCTGTATAAGCCATTTTTCATATTACTTGAAAGTTAATCTGTATAAAGTTTGTCCTACTAATCCATTAATCTCATCTAATATATTAGACAGGGCAGAGTTTCCTAGCACTAACATTTTAGCATCGCCTGAAATATAATCTTTGAGTTCAGTTAAGAAAGCTACAGGAGCTTCCATAGTATATGGCTTAACCTCCATTTCACATCCTGCCATAATACGTCCATAGCAACCTTGGTATGCTTCGATAAATTTGTCCATCAAATCATTAAAGCCTTCATAGAATTCTCCCATAGCTTCGTGCTCTGCAAAAGAGCTTGTCTGCCAATGAAATACTTTAGCTTGCGCTGATGCTTCTAGCATCTCACATAACAACTCTTCTTGAGGAGACTCGCTAGACTCTTCCTCTCCATTAGGCTGAGAGTATTCTCCCATTAACTTACCAAAGGCTTGTTTAACCATAGCGCCTTTTTGCATTTCATATAGATTAGCCATAATACTTTTATTTTTTCAAAGTTACAAATTATTTCTTCTTTTTAGATGCCAAGTATTTAAAATATTGCACCTGTTTCTCACGCTTTTCAGCGCCTGCTTTAGTAGGAGAAACTCCTAGGTTTCTCCCTGTTGTCTTAGATACTACTTTGTATCCTTTTGCTGTTTTCTTAATCATTACTTTTTAGGTTGTCTAAGTTTTAAATATGTTTTATAAGGCTCTTTAGCTTCTTCTGCAATTCTTAGCATCTCATTGTGCTTTTCCTTACGAAGAGATTCTGCTTCATCATATATATCTTGAATCTGTCCCTTCTTCTGAGATTCCGAAAGCTCAGTATTAGCCTGTATTCTCAATATATCGTCTTGCATACGAGTTCTAGTTGACTTGATTAAATCTAAAGCCGCCTGATGCTGTTTGAACATTCTGTTAAGATGATTGCCATACTTCTCAGTTAGAATCTTGCTATCAATCTCTTCGTTCTTAATAACCAAACTAATTGCCGCATCTAATGGGTCGCGCTTTCTATCGTGAACATCAAGTTTGCCCTCCCAGGCTGCCTTCTGGTCAGCTATCCATCCGTAGTAAGGGCTACCTAAAGCTCTTCCAGCGTAAGATAATTGGTTAACAAACATCTGGTCTCCGCTTATTGTCTGAGGCATAAATCTAGTAGCTCTTGGGTCTGCAATAGAGTTGCCCTTGTAATCATAGTCAAGCGCTAACTGCAATCCAACTCCAAAGAATGGGTCTGGTATCCCCAAAGCATATCCTGAACGAAATAATCCAGTTCCTTTTCCTGGCTGTAGCTTTTGAAGCTGGTAAGGCAGATATTGCGATATATCAACTAAATTGTCCCCATAATAACCTTGGTCATAGATATAATAAGGAGACAAGTATCTTGCTACGTTATATTCTTTATCTCCAATCTTCCAGTTCATAGGCAAAGCAAATGGCCCTACACCCCACTTGGTTGTAAATGGTCTTTCTTCGCGTGCTTCTTTCTCCTCATCATCCTCTCCAGATAAGTCAGACAAAAGCTCCTTAACTCCCCATAACATTGCAATATAAGACATTGTAAATAATGGTCTCTTAGAAATTCCGTTGTACAAGATTCTTGTAGCATCAGCCTTGAATCGAATAAACGCGTTACCAAAGAAAGGAGTAAGAGATGCTAACACAAAGTATTTGCCTACTGTGTTATAGTTCTGCATACTTTCAGCAACAATCTTAATTGCCTCCTCCTTAGTCTTGCCTCTATCTTGAACCAGCGACATATACATAGCTACCTTTGCAACGTCATCGGCTTTCCCATAGGTATCTTTAACCATATTGTCAAAGTCGTTTGCCTTAGCAAGTAAATTCTGAGGCACCTTTAGTGCCACAAGAGCTCTGTAAGATAAAGAGTTTTCGTCCATACCAAGAAGCATTTGACTAACACCGCTAGTACCAATAACTCCAGCTTTAGTCAAGTCTTGAACATATTCTCCGTAATTATCAATTTCCTTTTTAGCGGCAATTCTTTTTGCTAATAATGAGAATGGGTCAACTCCGCCTTGAAATGCAAATGCAAATGAAGACACAATGTTACCAAGTCTAGCAAGAGGGTTATAAACAGTCTTACTTTTCTTAAGCATCTGACGAAGCGCGAGTTTGTCGTACTTCTTGAATGCGTTAAACATAATGGACATAAACTGGTCAGCAAACTGAGTTCCATAAATCTCTTCGTGAATAGCCATTGGAACATACTTATTTGTAAGATTTCCAAAGCGAATACTATTGCCGAAGCCTTCTAGCTTCTTATAATACTTGCGAATATTTTCAGGAATATTTTCTAGTTTGTCATAAATAGCATACTCATTAGATTCTGCAATCTCATTAGCAAAGTCTAATGTAGCCTGATTATGAGTCATTTGTGCCAAACGCTTAGCAGTAATATAGATAGGGTCTTCAAGTAAATCTAATTCGACAGTATCAAAGTCTTTTCTCTGCTTAAACATAGATAAATCTGCTCCAGCACCAAAGCTATCAATCGCCTCGTTTACATCTTTAAATTGTTTTTTCTCGATATCTGCATAAGCACGAGCAAAATATTTACCTTTATTCTTCTCATAAGTTTCCTTGTCTAAGAATCCATTCTTATAATGCCATTCGTGAATGTAATCATTCATTGTTCTAAGTGCATTATACAATCTCAATTCAGAAACAGATAGCTCAAGCGGATTTGATGGCAAAGATTCGTCCTCTATTCCTAAGAAAGCTTCTGGGTCTAATAAAGAGTGAACGCGTCTTAATGCTTGCGCATCAAAACCAATCATACCATTTAATGACTTAGATAGTCTAAATATAAGGTTATGTGCGTTAGCTTTATATCCTTTGTATTCACGAGACTGCTTCTGAAGAGATTCTGTTACAGATAGATTCTTAATAAGTCCAGTCGCAACATTAGATGCTATATTGGCAAATCTGTTGTTAGATTCAAGACCTTTTAATGTAAGCTCTCTTGCTTTATTTTCTGTTAATCCAAACGCTTTCTGCCAAACTGAGTTGAAAGATACTTTTTCATTTACAGTATTTCCGTTCTCATCAACTCTAGTTAAGTTTATAAATCCAGCATCTCCCACCCACTCGACAGCATCCATAGTAGCGCCAAACACTCTTGCTATAGAGCGAGTCATTATGTTATCAGTAATAGCTCCCTCAAGAGTTCTTGATGCTGTGCTTAATTTTTGAGCAAAGCCCTTTTCTAGTGCAGCTTCTTCTGCCTTGAATTTGCTTTCAAAGTGAGCAAGCATTTGTTGTGGGTCGCCATAAAGCTCTACCATTTTGTAACGCTCGGCATCATTAACTAATGCAACATCAGAACCTTCAACTTGGTAATTAATAATAGGACCATTTGCTTCTGGATTAACCTCTAGCCCAGACATTTGATACAATACTGTTCTGTCAGATTCTTGCCTAGCCTTTATTGTTTTAAATAAATTATCCAACAACGGCTCCATAGCTACCATTTCTTCTGGCTCAAGATATTCATAAGTATCAGTTCCAGGCTTAGTAGCATCCCATTGTTTAACTAAAAAATCATTTCTATTCCCACTAGATTCTGATTTAGAAATTATATAAGATTCAAATGCTCGAGCAGTAAGCTCAACTATATTCTGCTTGTATTTGTAGTTTGGACCCTGCGTTAAGTCAAGTTTCTTTGACCTTTTTTCATAATTAGAACCTTCAATTTGCTCAGCTACATCTTTAAATGCACTAAACATTTCAAGTCTTAAATTATCTTTTCTAGTGGAATATCTATCTTTTTCAGTAACCATTGCATCTTCACTAAATCCAAGTGAACCGAAATGGTTATCTAATGCGTGCCACCATTCGTGAGCTAAAGAGCCAATATTAGCTCGGCTCAATTGTATATCATAATCCATTCTACGGAATGAACCACCTTTATCAGTCTCTATCCTTCCTATACCAAATTTGACAGAAATTTTCTTTCCTAATCCAACGGCTTTTAATGGAATGTTAAGTATGGCCGCCATATCATTCATTGCATCGTATGCTTCATTAAGCATTCGTTGCTTATCTTCTTTCGACATACCAGCTATGAAACTAACGCCCTTCAATTCAAATGTATCATACAGTTCCTCAGAAGAAATGTCTTTACCATTTCTCCAATCTACACCAACCCTGTTTGACTTTATTGAATCAAGATGTTTCTTGATTAAGGCTTGAGTAGTAGCGTCTTCGTTAAATTCTTTTATTACCTCATCCTCATTATTTGACAAGTATAATTCTGCTTCAATCTTAGATTTAAATAATCTAGCTACAATAAAATTTGGACCTTTATTTAGGTCAAAAAATCTACCATTTATAAGTTTACCTAATCTGTAATAATTAGAACCAGGTCTCTTAAATGCAACTAGCCCAGATTTGCCCTTAGACGGCTTCTTAAATGTCATAAGCTCTATTAGCTTATCTATTGCCTCGTCTTCTGTATTGTATGTGCCATTTTCTCTTATGTTCCAGTCTATATTCCCATTTGCTCCTGTTATATAAATAGAACCATTCTTGGATTTATATATACCATACTTGCTTTTTATATTTAAGCCATCGCTAGCACCAATCTTATTAATAGCCTTTTCGTATAATTTAAAGTCTTCGATATAATACTTGAAATTAGATTCAACTACTTTATCAACATCTGCAGCATCTCCGCCTTCAAATAATACTCCTTTAATTATACTTCTTATCTTCAGAAGGTCATTAAAGGAAGTTCGAACAGCAATAGAGCTAGGAGCTTTTTGCATAACAAACTTTATTAAAGCGGCTTGCTTTAAAGTAATCTTTTTATCGTTGACTAATTGAACTAAGTCTATCTGAGGCAGCAATTGCCCTACAGTTTGACTCCCGAATCTAATACTCTCTTCATCTACATCATAAGGCACAGGCTTGCCTCTTTGGACGGGAGCAGTAGTAGCTTTAGCCCCTCTTCCAATAGCAGCTGTTTTGCTTTTCTTCTTAGCCTTTACAGGAGCTGGCTCAACTTCTGTTCCTCCAAGATATTCCTCAGATTCTTGCTCTGTCATTCCTTCAACAATAGCTTCTTCTTCAGCAGTTAATTCCATCTGCTCAGCTATGCCTGGATTCTCTTCTGGATTCTCAACTATGTCAATAGCTTCTTCTGCGGCAGCTTGAGCTTCTGTAGCAGCTGGGTCTTCGCCAACAGCTCCTTGGAACTCTTCTACTGTCATACCAGTTTCCCCTGCAACAAACTCTTGGAACTCTTGCTCTGTCTGAGCTTCTTGTTCTTCAGTAAATGTAGCAGGCTCCTCTTCTAATGATATGCCGTTGTCGTCAAGTACAGACTTAGCCATTTGCTTCTTGTCAGAGAAGTCTTTTAATACAGAACGCAATGCTTCTTCTACATCAGCTAGTATTAGCTTGTTAGATTTACCAACCTCTGAATTAACAATAGATTCTGCAATCTCAGGAATTGTCAATGCACCGTTCTCTCTTGAGTCAGTTAGCTTAAAACGAGCACGCATTGCATCTGTGTCGTCCTTGTAACCAAAAGCTCCTTTAGTCGTAAACAATGTAACCAAAGAACCTGCTTCGGGAGTAACTGTTCTTTTAGATATGTCTTTAGTACGACCTCTAACAATAGTCCCTCCTTTAATGAAATACTGCTTAGCAATATCCAATAAGCTACTAGATTTTACCTCTAGCGCCTTTTTTAATACAGGGTCTTTTATTGCCCGCTTACCTGTGGGAGTTTTATTTCCTCGTTTTCTTTTAACAGCTTCTTGAATAGGCTCTCCAGTAGGTTCCGCTTCTTGCGTCTCCTGAACTCCTGCTTCACCAGCTGTTGTAGCGACTGCTTCCCCTCCTTGTTGGGTAGGGGACTTTTTTGTTCTAGTTTCATACTTTCCTTTTATTTTTTCAAGGTTAATTCTATTACCAGTTTTTAATGACTCATTAAAGCTCTTCATAAAGTCAACAAGCTCAGTAGCATCTGCTAATTCATCAAATGCAGCTGTGTCAATATTGAGCTTCTTTAACAAGCCTCTAATAGCTAAACGAATATTTTCCATAAAGCTCTTATCTGATAACAAATTCTCATTGTTAGCAATAAGACCTGCTAATTCAGATAAATACTCTTCAGCACGAACGTCCTCAGAGAAGCCTTTTTCATCAGTATATCTACTAGCATACGCTTCTAAGTATTCAGCGCCACTCATAGTGCTTTCTACGCCTGTATTTCTATTTACTACTCTAATGGTAGAATCTGGCTTAATTCTGCCAACAATCTTTTTGCGCATCTCTATGAATGCATCTGGATTTTTCTTAGCAATACTAACTAATGTGGCGTGGAATATTTCGTGAGACAAAGATGCTTGATTCATCTTAGTCATATTAATATGGATATTACCATCTCTTACATAAGAGGCATTACTATTACGAGCGCCTTTCTCATCAAAGCCGTCTTGGCTAGATTCACTTCTTATTCCAGCAACGTAATCGTCATCATTTGAATACAAATAGATGTTTGCGCCACTAACCGAACGAAGTGCTTGTTGAGCCTTTAATATTTTTACTTTAACATCATTACTAATCTCCATTTGAACCCCATCCTGCGTAAACACAATAGGAGTTTTTAATAGACCTTTACGAACAAGAATACGATTGATTCCGCTACGTTCCGCCTCTGTCATAACCTTGCCAGACAGTTTTTCTTTTACCGCAGCAGATGCTTCTTCAGCAGTATTAAATGATGTTTGTAATTCAGGAACAAAGAATCTCGTTTCTCCTGATTCGCTAGTTATTTCTAATGCAGTAGCTAATTTCTTACCTTCTTGCTCTATATTCAATACACCAACAGGAGTACGCTTCTTAGTTCCTCCCTCAGCAGTCTCCTCAACAGCAACACCTTTAGTCTCAGAACGAGTTAATGTAACTGGCTTTTGTGGGTCAACCTGGAAAGATTCATTAGGCTCAATTTCGTTTTCATCGTCAAATAAGCTAAATATGTCACCAGTCTTTGTTATTTCCATTGGAGCCGTAGGTGCACCCAATGTCTCTGCGAAAGCAGACTTTGCTTTTTCAGCCTCGGCTAACAACTCTTCTCTTTCAGCAGTAAGCTCATCTAACTGCTCAACAAATACACGTCTTTTCTCGCGCTGTTGGTCTTCGCTAAGATTAGGGTCTGGAGTAGCCTTCATTGCGTCTAATGACGCTGTTAATCCATCAATACGCTCAGTAAGTTCTAGGATACGCTTACCTGCTGTAACAGGAGCTGCTTCTAATTGGCTTGCAGTAAGATTGTTACGTTGTTCTTTTTCTTGCTGTAACGCTTTGATTCTTTCTTCTAACGCTGGTCTGCCAGGGTCAGTTTCGTCCATTGTAGCAAGAGCTTCCTGTAAAGATATTACTGTCTCATCAGAGCGTTTATTAAGTTGGCGATTAATCTGGTTTGCTTTAACATAAGAGTACAGACCTGTTGGAGCACCAGCTCCTAATTCAGCAATACCTTCAAGCAAGATAGCGTCAGCGTCTGTAATTTTACCATCTGCAGCTAACTGCCCGACAGCCTCTCCAAACGAACCACCAACAACCTCAGTAGCCATTGCGCCTATCGCAGAAGCTCTCTTCTCTCCTAATTCTGTAAGGACTCTTGGAGCTAGTTCTACTCCCTCTTCAGCAACTTCTTTTATAGCCTTTTTTGCAAAGCTGCTTGCTAATTTGATAGCGCCCTTTGAGCCAAGATTGGCCATACCAGCTGTAATTAAATCTATTGCAGCAATAGGCACACCACGCTTTCTTCCATACTCAGCAGCCTCTGTAATAAATTCCTCATCATTTACAGCAGCCTGTAGTTGCTTAGCGTCCGTAATATCCACGCCTCTCTCTTGCATCTTTTGAAAGATAGCGCCACCTACTTCGTTTGCATACGTAGCCCCAGCTTGGGCTCCACCAATAGCCGAAGCAACAACTCCCGCTGGACCCCCTGCTACACCAGCAGTTGCTCCAAGAGAAGCTCCAGTTAATGCACTTTTCCAAGCGCCAGTAACGCCCAATGCAGACTCTATTAAAATCTCTGGTAGTGCGGCAGTTGTGTCAAACCAGTCTGCCGTCTTGTTTTCTATCTTCTTATAATAAGAAGATTTACCAATGGAGTTTGCAGCAAGATTATTATCTGCAATATCTTGATAATCTGATAAAGTGGCTTTTTTCCTAGTTCCCTTAAAGTCGGCTAAATTTTTTACAGCATCATTTGCTGTACTGCTAAAGAGTGTTCTTACTCCAGCATTAATAAGATTAGCTGGAATGTCTATAGCATCAGCCACAAACTCTCCAACTGCCCCGAACTTAGCTAATCCAGAATAATCTATACCACCGCCAGGTAGCATAGGTTGAATAAGAAATCTTCTAGCAGCTTCTGCGTTTTTCTTAGGTTCTTCTGTAGGCTTTGTATCAAATTTGTTAAAACCAGAATCCGTAGAATCTGTCTCCCCAGATGAGTCCGTAACGTCTTTTTTTTTTAAGATATTGATATCTTCGTCGTCGATATTGTCATCAACAACATCAACATTAAAAATATTTCCGTCTTTTTCGGCGTAATACTTACCTTTGTTGCTATTTAGCTTTGTGCTTTGGTCTAGTACAAATACTTGGTTGGTGTTCTCATCTAGGATACCGTACTGTCCTCGACTGTTTTTTATGAGTCTTTTCTTAGCCATAACTAATTACAGGATGTTATATATTCTGTAAATATACCGCAAAATATTTACTATGCCTACCTAAAAGAGTCTAGGTCGACTATATTTTTCTTCATACCCTCTAATCCGCCCATTACGTTTTGGGTATCTTCTTTGGCAAAGCCCTGTACTCTGTTAATAAATGAATCATATTGACCCTTGTTGAGTTTAACATTCATTAGTTTATCTGAAGATGTAGGAATCTCTGAGAACGGGTTGCTTGCATCTAGTTTTGATTTATCAACCTTATATCCGCTTAACACAAAATTGCCGTCAGCCCCCTTTGTGACAGACACAACCTTTAATGCCCCAATTTCTTTACCTCCTCCTTCATAGTCTTTTGTTCCAGGGAAGTCCATAGAGAATGGCTTAGGTAGAGTCATATCATAGACAGTCTGTGTTTTACCAGGAACTACTCTACCAGACCTATCTTTTAACGGAATAGACCTAGGAGTTATCCTTAATGAAGATGGCGGAGTTGCGCCCTTTTTCATATCCCCAAGAGCTTTCATTCTTTGTGCCATATTTTCGGCAATCTGAGACTCTTTTAATCTCATCTCAGTATCAAACACTTGCTGCTGTGTTTTAGCTTTAAACTTAGCCGATTCAGCATTAGCCTCTTCAGCTGCAAATTGCGCAGCACGTCCAGTTCTTAACGCCGTAACAGGAGTTTGTACTTGAGATGCTAATCTTTGTGTAATAACATCATCTGGCAAGAAGTCTGCGTTAACACCAACTCTTTGTCTGTATCTATCAAAGTAATCAGGCATTCTTGTCTTTATACTCTGTGTTATAGCAGCCATTTCTTCAGCAGAAGGTAAAGCCACTTTACCCGTACTTGGGTCAAAACGAGAGCCTTTAATTCCAGTAAATTCGTAAGTAATTTCGTCTTTGTCTTTATTGATAATTTGAGCTTTCTTTGGCTCTAATGGTGCTACAGCTAAAATAGCTTTAGTTCCCATTCTATCTAAATCCAAATTATTATCATAGGCTTTCATCATTGCAGACTGCATATCAGTCGCATTTTTGATATTAGGGTCCACAATAACATTAGTAACGTCGCTTAATGCCTTTTCAAAGTTTGTAATATTATCTTTGTTAGCAAGCATTAATTGCATAACCTCTTTTCGCATATCTGCGCCAAGGGCATACTTTTTATTCTCATCGCTAATATCAGATATTTTCTGACGAATCTCACCTAATTTAGAATAATCTAATTTGCCATTTTTGAAAATAGCAGAAGATGCGTCCTTTAGTAAGTTATTAGCTTTTTCTGTAATTACTTTTTGACCATATATATTCACGTCCTTCTTTAAAGCCTCTATGTTTAAAAAGGCTTTTTCAGCAATAGAATTGTCTCTCTGTTGCTGTGCAATTAAACTGGTAAATATTTCTCCAATGCCAGATGCCGCCTGACCTAGATTTTGTTTAATGCTTTCCGCTGGATTATATATGTAATCTGCCATAGTTATTTGTTAATTGCAAATGGGTTCGAGAAGAAGCTAGAGTATCCAGAAGCACCTTCGGCACTAGGAAATCTTGTACTTATGTTTGACGTAAATCCAATAGATGGAGTTTCTCCTAAACCTAATTAGAATCTTTTAAATTGTTGCAATGAAGAAGATGGAGCGCTTGCGCCATACATATCCGATAAAGCCTTCATTTGATTCTGCTGAGCACTCATTCCCATTAATCCGCTACCAACACTTTGTGCAATACCGCCAATTCCAGACCATATTGCTGAACGAGCTTGTTGGAGTGCCGCCGCTTTAGCTTGTTCTGCCCCAAATAATTGGTCTTCTAAAGCTATTGATTGCCCCAACTGCTCCCTTCCTAATCCTAATATTTGTTGAGCTTTTTGCTGTTGAGACTCAAATTCTAACCCAGCTTGTTGCGCTTGCGCCGCAGCTGTCTGACCTAATGTAGATAATAAGTTTTGTTGAGCACGCTGTTGCATTTCTTGACGCTGCTGACCAACCTGTAAGTTAATATTCTGCATCTGAGCTCCCTCTTGATTCTGCCCCAATAAAGCGGCAGTCAATAAGTCTGAGCCAGAACCAGCACCTAATCTAGCAGCAGCTAAAGTGTTTGCAGTTGTTTGACGAGCCTGCTCTCTCATAATTCCCTCTCCAGCAATCTGTCCGCCAGATGCCATACGCTTAGCCATTTCAGCCTCGCCTTGAGCTTTTTGAAATAATGAGATATCTCCTTGGTAAGTAGGCAAGCCTTTAGCTTGTGCCATTAAGTCGCCATAACCGCTACTTAAGGCTAATCGCTGCTGAGTTCCAAAAGCTTTTTGAGCAGCTAATTGTTTCTTAGCCTCTTTCTTTTGACCAGCAGCACCTACTACGTTAGCAATTCCACCAAGGACCTGTAAGCCCATACCTACTCCCGCAGTTATTGGATTTGCTCCTAATAATAAACTTTCTGCTCCCATTTTATTAATGTTTAAAACAAAGTTAACGTTTTTTGTTTATATATTTCTTTTTTAGCTATGTCCAGATACGTTACCTATTTCAACGTCAATTGAGTTGATGCGCATACTCTGAGACTTATCTTTCATTGTTATTGTAAACTTATTTAAGTATCCTACCATATAGTTCCCTTGAATCAAAGGAATTGATACGCTAGGAGTATTTGTGTCACGCATAACGTGAGCATATAATCTATTATCCTCTAATAAAAAGTTGCCTTCTAGAATCTGAGTTGCCTGACCATTCTCGTTAGTAATGTTTATCTGTAACAGGTTATCCTTAACGTAGTTTTTCTCTCCGTTAGTATCTGCCGCCTTAGTGTAATCTGTTACGTTCATATTGTGCCATATAGCCACATTCAGCGGATTAACTGGTAAACGACTATTTAATATCATAGATATTGTACCGTTGTTAGCCGAGCCAAAGAATGTATTAAAGCCTGTCTGCAAAGACTTGTAGAACGTGCTTCCGCTCAACAATATCATCTTGTCTCCATAACTTTCTGCAAAGGTAGGAACAAACGAATATTCCGCAATCCATCTATTAAGATTGTCAGACCATCCCATTGAAGTTGACTCGCCTAGCATTCCTATAAATGCCATATTATAGAACGGGTCATAGCAGAATCTAGCAATACCAGACTTGCCTAAGAAGTAGCTTTTTACATAAACATCACTAGGAATCTCAATTCCCTTGTCTGTATATTTAACAACCTTCTTTGTAAAATTATCCCACCACCAAATAGTGCCTTTGTAGTTCATTACAGACAATTTGTTCTGCAAGCCTAGTCCAGCACCCATATTACGGATAGTGCCAATCATATTAGTTGTAAGGGCTCTGATAGCAGAGTTATTGCCTTGCGTAAGCTCCTGCTCTCCTAGGAATACGTAAGCCGTTTCTTTTGGACATAATGCAAGTAGCATAGCTCCATTACCTTGTAGTCTTGAAGCTCGCTGTAATGATACAATTTCTCCGTTCTCTATAGGCACCTCGTTGCTATCTAAAGCAAAGAATGAGTTAATGTTATTGACGCTAGTTCCTGCAATGTAATTACCTGAGTAACGAATAGCATTTGTGCGACGTGGATAGGCTACGTTAGCCGCTATAACAGATGGCTTTCCAGCAGATGTATTCCATTGTTGGTTAGCAACCGCGTTTGAAATTGAGCGAATAATGTATTTTTCTTTTGTAGTAGCTAAAGTTACATCAGGGCTATAAGACGTAATTAACTTAGGAGTTGTTCTGTCTCCATTAAGTGTAATTGTCATACCGTAAGTAGAGCCGCCTGCCTTAGCAATAGAAACAGAGCCAGAAATTACACTTCCATTTAAATAAAAATCTAGTGTAATCTTTGCTGAAAATTTATCGTTTGCAACAATATCTTTAGTAATGCCTGTGCTTAGGTTGATATCCTTTGTCATTGCAATTGGGATAACTAAACCCGCCGTTGCAGTTCCAATTTGCTTTTCATCTACAATAAATTCAGAACCAAACTTTTCGGTTGTCCCGTATTTGTTATCTGCATTATTGTAAGGAGTTTTATATATCTGACATTTTAATATCCATTTCAAGTCTCCGCTAGGTGGATTTGTCGGGTCAACAGGAGTCGTTAGAACCAGTACACTTGTTGATGTCAAGTTAAACTGAACCGACATCTTATTTACGCTTGGGTCTTGATTACCTATGTCATAAAAGCCTTTTACCACAAATGCATCAGCCGTACTCGTTAGCGTAGCAGTATCTCCGTTAGTGCCTGATGGGATAGTAAATGTTGGTTCAAAAACCTGCTGTGTTGTACCTTCGTTATTTAATGAGCGGAACAACGTTTCGCTAGTAATAGCATTTACAACAGTAACTACGTCCTCGACAACAACGTTAGGTAATGTCTTAACTGAGTTGTACTTAAATGGAGCAGTCTGATAAACAGGTATTTCTAAGTTCTTGAAAACCATATCTCCAATCAACTTAGTACTATTAAGCAATCCTGTGCCAGTTAATGTCACAGTACCTAATCCAGCAGAAATATCAATTAAACTACCATATTCGTAGAACAATAACGATTCGTCCTCTTGAGCTTGTTTAGGCGAGTATATCTCAAAGAACAAGTCTTTAGGAATTGGAATAACAGGGTTAGTCAAAGCGCCACCTGAGTAGTCGCAATAAAGTAGGTTGTTATCTTGTTGAACAATTCGTAAGTCAACAATATTTCTAGCCGAGCTAGTACCAATATTTATTGAGATTCTGTCTCCCTCTTGTAGGGTGTATATCTGTCCAGCTAAGAACATTCCCATTAAGTCAACAACAAAATAAGTTACATCTTTCAAGTCGTCGTTTGTAACTGACTGACTTATGCTCTTAACACGAGTAACAACTTTTGTTGCAGGATTCTCTTCTAGCTTACTTAGCTCAAAGAATATATTACTAGCAAAGCCTTCGTAGATATACGACTTAGATATATTCTTAGAATATACCAATTGTATATACTTTGCCCAAGATGGCTTAGCGTATCCTGTTCCAGCAGAAATAGTAATATTAGGTGTTACAGGATAGTCAAACTTACCTGTGTTAAACTTCTTTACAGTAGCTGCCTCTACGCCTCTTGTCTTTAAAGCTGCATCATAGTAAGCTACACCAATTGCATACGTTGAGTTATTGGCAAATGGTTTTACATATCCTGAGCCATCATAAGTGTCCTCAACACTATCAACAAGTAAGTCAGCCGCTCCAGCATTTAAATAAGTCTTATATGTGCCACTAGGTAAAGCCGATTCGTTCGCTACTGAAATATTTATTTTAGTGTTCGCCTCGGATATGCTATAGTCATCTTGAATATTTGCTAAGAATAATCTGTTTTTAGCAATCTCAATATTATTAACATTCTCAGGTATTGCATCAAATGGCTTGCCGACTGTAACTAAGTCTAAGCTTTCATTCATTTGCCCAGCCCACTCAATCTCAGCGCCAGTTGTATAGTTTGCAATCTTTTGTACATCCGCCTTTCTCCAGTTGCCATTATTACCAATACGAACATATAATTCAATATCTGTTGCGTAGGCAGGCTTGCTTGAAAAGTCGTATTTGATTAAGTATTTCTCAACACCTTTCTCTCCCTTGTACATCTGAGAGTAGTTACCAAGTACAGAGTACTCTTTTGCAGCATATTGATATCTAGCAGCAAACTGAAAGTCGGTATTCTCTAATAAGGCTAATGGAGAAGTTCCTATAACCTTCTTAATCTGAACAACATTGTTAGGAGTCTTCTTTTGTAACTTCAAGTCTTCAATAGAAGCAAACGTTAAGTTTATATCTAGCGTAAGGTTATAAGCTAATACAGTTCCTCCCTCAGCATAATTCCAAACAATAGTATTCCCGATAACTTTTAAGTCGGGAACCATATCTACATCAGTAGCATTGTGTGGGTATGTTAATATTGCACTCGCGTTGAACGAGTCGCCTGATGGGATAATCTTGTGTATAGTAGCCGTTCCGCCAGCATTATTGCAAAGTACATATATAATATTGTCTACATTCTGAAACGTTGCACGAGGTGTACCTGCTAACGTAATTCCCATTGATGCAAAGGACTCCATCAATCTAAGAGCGCCAGCGCCACCAGTTTTACCTGAGTCAAAGATAATGTTAGACGCATCTACATAATCTCCTTGTGGTAAATTATTAGGGTCAACGTCTTTATTTAAACCTCCTGTTGCTCTGAGAGTTACCTTCGCCATTTGTTAATTGTTAAAATGGTACTTGTTAATTAGTTCTTTAAGCTGCCGTGAATGCCTCTTCTTAATGCTCCAATAATATCCGCATAATCCATTGAGTTCATTCTAGCTCTAAATACTCTATGTGCGTTTTCGTAGTCTTGCTTAAACATCTGATATAAGCCAATCTTAGCACCTTGTGCTTTAGCAGCCATCATTTGTATATACTTTACGACTACATCAACTGCATAAGGAGTAATTGCGTTAGCAGAAGACTTTGATACAGCTGTTGAAATATATGTCAATGTTATCTTAGATAATTCAGTAGTGTTACTAAATACCAACTCTGCGTTAGTCTTGTCTATATCAAATGTAAGAGTAGCGCGTCTTTCTCTTCCGTACATACGCCCAGACAATTCTCCGTGCTGATTAACAGTCTTTCCGCCTATTAATAAGTTTAAGTCTAAGTCATTGTATCTTTCCTCTGATATATACGGAATCTTATTTCCCTCTGTATCATAATTGTATTTCTTATTAAGATTTCTTTCTCGCTCTAAAGGAAGTAATCGTTCCCCGCTCTTAACGGAAACATCTACATAATCCACAAAATCCGAAGGCAATATAGCTCTATTATAAGACGTGATGTCTAATTCAATAATCTTAATGTTACCTAGGTCAAAATCCATAGATAATTCATCAACAATTCTTAGCGCGTGATGCAAGAATCTAGTATAGAAGTGTAAAGGCAAATTATTGTCTAATAAAGACTCCCTTACAATAGTATTAATTGACTTAGTTTTCATATCCTTTAGTCTTGTTTAGCAGCCAATTCTGCTTGTGAAATTCTTCCTGCTCCAATAGATTGCAATACATCATCTATAATTACAGACTCAACATCAGGAGATATTGGAAGCATTTCATTATCTGTTATTTTGTTAAAGTCCATAACAAGAAGATTTACTGTAACCGATGTTATAGAACCGTTTGCTACAGTAGTAATATCTTTAGTAAAATAAACTCTAGTACCTTGTAGGTAATATCCAACTTGCCCTTCTAAGTAGCTTAGATTAGTACCATTTGCAATAGTACCAAATACTAGCACATCTTGAGAAGGTATAGGAAGATATGGATTAAGAGCCGAGTTTGCCGCAGAAATACTCCATATTCCCATATCCATTGGCAAGGTTATTGGTGTAGCAGGCAATGTAATATAAGCTCTACTGTTAGAAGGCTGAGATGTTACAGCACAAGTGTACTCTAATAAATTGCATTTAGGAACATCATATTCTCCAGCCTTAAAAGACTCAGACACCTGAAGTTTTAAAACTTTATTTATAGATTGGCGTAAAAGCAAAATTACCTCACGAATATCTATTACATCAGATGGATTATCTTTATCTAAAAATCTAGCATAAAGACGCTGAATCTGCTCAGCCATTCGAAGTTTAGTAGTCATTATCGTTCGTCATTTAACTGGTTTGCATCCTTAGCTGCTTCGGTTTGCGCTGTCGCTGAATCATTCAAACTAATACCCAAATACAATAATGCACGAGTTAATATGTCAGAAAAATATCTATCATCTAAATCTAAGTTAGTTGTAGTTCCTGCATTATAAGCGATGTTGCCGCTACTTGTAATTGTGTATCCAAATGTTGCTTTAGCTGGCTCTCTCATATATACTAATGTATAAGCATACGTTGAACCATCTGTAGGAACAGGAGAGAATTGAATCTTAGATGTGCCAGTATTGTCTACATAAATAGTAGCAGTCGGATAATCTAAGCTAGGAGCTAATATCTTGCTATTTTGAATCTCTAAAAACTCGTCCCAAGAATATATAGTGCCCTCTGTTAGTACACCATTATTCATCACATAAATAGTTAACCCCTCCGTATAATCAGAAGGCACATTTACTAATCCGCTATTACTAGATGTAACAGAAAAAGGCGCTCTCTTAACTAATAGGTGGTCGTATTCGTATTTACCTGTCTTCTTATACTTAAACACAACAGCGCTCATCCAGTCAGATACACCGCGATTAATTGCACGGTCTATATCTTCAGGACTGACGAACCCCATCCTGTTTTTCTTAATCTGCATACGAATAAAGTCGTGTGCATCTTTTATTAGAATTGTCGACATTCTTGGAACATTTAATTTGCATCAAAGATAGAAAAAATAATTTACATATATATAAACAAAGCCCCCAGCTTATTCTGCTGAGGGCTGCAAACCAAAAAAATAAACCAAATGAAAATTACCTACCTTGACCTTTATAAGCCTTTTTATAGTTCTTTGATGTCTTATTATTAGAGGTCTTAGTTTTAGCTACTACCCCTTTATTATTCTTTTTCGTCCGTGGTTTAAAACTTGACGTTGCAATTGCTTTTGCCATTACTTAGGAAAGATAAATTTGAAATACAAATATAAAAGAATAATCATAGTTTCAAAGAATATTACCGCAATTATCCAAGTTGGTATTACATTTTTTACGACTAATTTTTCCTTAGTTTGCACACTTTTTCCGACTAATGAACGATACTTTGATTCGTACACTTGTTTCATTGAGTCTAAGGAAACGGTTGCTTGAATCTTTCCCTTGTAAGAGCGAATTATTACCGTACCCTGTGGAGCAGATAGTTTGCTGTAAAAGCTTGTTAGTAGCCCTGCTGAGTCGCACGGATTGTCTATCACAAGTGTATCCTGTATGTACTTAAACTTTTCAACTGTGCGTATGTCACGAATAGTATCGTGAACCGTTAGTATGCTGCTAGTATTAATCGTCTTAGCGGGCTTACAAGAGGACACTAATGTAATCGACAGAACACCAAATAAGTAGATTAAATTTTTCATATTTTAGCTAATTGAAAGTGCATACCGTCTTTACGAGTCCAAGTCCCGCCCCAATCGAATCCAGATGTTGTAAAGCAGGAAACAAATAATTTAGACAACTTAGGAGTCTGACCTAACCCATTCTCAAATGCGTTGACGTCTATTGCTAGTCCCCAAGAATGGAGGCTCATAGAAGTTAATCCACGCTTCTTTCTAATATTAAAGCACCCATCCCACGTCTTTAACTCATTAACACATTTGGTGTCAATTAGCTTTTTAAACGCAAGCCTTAGTGGCTCTACCATATCCTTGTTACAGTATATGCGCTTAGGAATTACTCCTATTTCTAGTTCGCTTGGGACGTCCCACAGAACCATATTCGGGTTGCTCGCACTCGGCATCCCATACTTCTTCAATGCTTGTTGGCTCGTTACCATATTGTTCTTGTTTGGAAAATTTAGATATAGTTGTTGCGGCAGCAGCATATCCCATTATAGCCATAACAAGATTCTGAACACCTATACTTTCTGGATTGTAAATAAATTCGGATAATATAACTAGAGAGCCTATTAGAAAAACAAGCCTGCCGCTTGAATACTCTCCCTTGTGTGATATAAAGTCTTTAAGACTTCTTTCTTTTTGAGACTTCATTACCTTTTAGGTAGTAATATCTTATGGCAAAAATACCTGAAACCATTGCGACGCAACCTGCACCAATCTGTACATAAATTAACAAGCTCGTAAGAGATAATGCCCACATTAAAATGCTTGTTATCACCGCTAAAACGCCATTTTCTGAACTTGTATCGTGCATTGTATAAATATTACATAGTAAAGATAATGGATAAATAATTTATCGCAAAAGCTTTTTATAGGTAATATTCAGTCTTTGTCTGTTTCTCCAAAGAATATAAATGCAAAGGGCGATAAAACTTAATTCTACCGCCCCCAACGCTATACCAAAGAGAATTAAATTATTCTCCGTCATCTTCTTTGATTAACTTAAATACGATAGCATAGTTCTCTTCGCTCTCGATAGACTCTAAGTCAGATACCGTAATTGGCTTGTATTCCAATTCTTTTTTCTCATTAAGTAAAGACATATATTCGCCTTGGAACTCAATGTAGCTAGGGTTAACCTGAGTGCGCTCTTCGTCTAAGAAAGTCTCGATAAAGATTTTACCGTCTTCTTCCTTGCCAAACTTCTTGATTAATTCTTCGCGAAGTCCGTCAACAACTTTCTTTTCAGATTGACATTTGTCAGCAAGCTTTGTTAGCCAATACTTCTTAGCAAGGTTAAGTTTGCTGTTCAATAAACCTGATACAATTTTCTCTCCTGTTTCTGGGTGAGTGAAGCCATTTAATTCTGCTTCTAGCGTGATAATTTCGCCTAGTGTTAATGTTATTTTCTCCATTGGATGTTTGGTTTAAACTTATGCAAATATAATAAATTAATTATTAGTTCTTCCATTTACCTTGTGGACACTTCTGTTCTTTAGGAGCGTCTTTAGGCGTGAACATTTTACCCTGCATAGGGCAGCCACATCCGCCACAAAGGAAATAGTTATTGATTAGTCCGCCAGTCATACTCTTGACGTCAACCTCTTGAAGCATTGGGCAGGTGTTACAAACTTCCATTCGCTCGTCAGCAAGTTGTTTTTCCTCTTCTGTGTGAAAAACTGCGATACCCCAAGCCTTAGCAATTGTTAAGAATTTGTTCATTGTAAAAATGTTTGGTTATGCAAATATATAAAATGTTTTTTGTTTATGCACAAGAATTAGCCGATGGCGCATATCCTATATCATTAGTGTATATGTTAAGATTAAATGCACAATCAAAACTCCACAATTCATATAGCATCCCGCATCCACTTGTTTTTTGGTACACACAAACTCCTGATGCGCTACCATCTCCATCAATATCAATGCATCTTGGTCCTATTTGATTGCCATAAACTGGCGCGCCACAGGGAGCTGTCGAAGGCTTATTTAGTCCATAATTAACTCCTTTAGCAAAGTAATTTCCAGCAGTAGGAGAGCATACAGCAAAATCTCTAAGTATAAACCAATATTCGCAATCAATACAAGTTTGCTCTAACGGCTCTAGGTATCTGATATCTGGCTGATTGTTTGTGCAACCGCAAGTCTCATAAATTGTGTTTCCTGTGAAATTATACGGAGGGCAGTTAAATCTTTCTCTCTTTAATTTATCTTGCTGGAATGTGTTAACGCATTCGTAATAATCATAGTTAGTTCCAGCACAACCTTGTCCGCATTCGCAAGAGTCAGCTGCGGTTATATAGTCGTTTCTATATAATCCAGTACAGGTGTCAACTTCTCTTACGCCATACCGAAAACAGTTAAAACAAGCAGGGGATGGAACCCAGCAACAGCAAGAGCCATTAGCATTAGCATAAGCCTGCCCGCCCGCATTAACTTCTGCTACGGCTGCATTATATGCGGCTGCATTTGCTTGTGATTGAGCTTCAGTACAAGATACTGTTGATTGCGCTGAATAGCCTGTTTTTGTTATAGAATAAGATACTGTTCCGTTTGGATAGCAGTTTGATGCGCAGTTGTTCTTAGTGAAGTTTGCACTATAAGTTCCTGTACCTCCAGAAAATGTAAACGTACAGAAGCCTCTGCTATTTACGGCAGCTTGCTTATTAGCTTCAAACATAGCAATAGCCGCTGTTTGAGCTTGTGTATCTGCGTCAGATTGCGATATAAAAGAAGTATATGTAGCAAAACCTGAATATGCATTTTGAGGAGAGCCGTCATTAAGTGTTACTGTGCTTCCTATTACTGTACAAGAACCGCCTACGCAGTTGTTCTTAGTAGAAGTAAATAATGGCGCGTATGTAAAACTAGCGCTCCAAGAACAAACTGCCTCCGCAGTTATTTCTCCACTTGAATTTGTCGTAAACGTCTTTTGCCCTGTGCCAACTGGTATCTTATGGAATCCAGCACCCAAGTTTGTTTGTAGCGAATTGTCAGAATACAGCGTACACCCAACAGTTAGTGTTGTGCAGTTTGAATAAATATATTTTGATGTACACGCCATATTAATAATATCCTATTGCGGGCAATAACCTTGTATTCTATTTCCGAATTCGTCAAGCATTACCTCTCCTAAATTATTTAATCTAAACCAATATCCTGTCGAACCTTGGAGCCTATAATATCCAGCTCTATTTGTAATATAATTTCCCGAAGTTGCATTTGGCGGCAATAAACCTCCTGCCGTAGTTATTGGAGAGCGATAAGAAAATGCTTCAAAACTTGTTGATGCGCAAGCTGACGCAGCAGAAGTTTCGCCATAGGAGAAGTTTCCATTTATAAAATCTCCATCAGTTGCATACAATATAGATAGCGCGTTATTATTCGTTATTGTATTAACTCCAATTACTCTTCCACTGCCATCATTATAAAATATTTTAAAGAAATACAAGGGAGACGAAGGCACTTTTACTCCATTATAAACTCCAACATTTCCAATTCCATTCCAAGGCACATAAACTCCCGTAAAGTCATATACAATATTAGATTGTGTCTGAGAAATGTATTCCATCACCATAAACCTAGCATTAGGGAATTTGGCTGTATTAGATATAATCCACGTATCATTTATCCCATCCCCATTAGGGCTCATCCCGTTTGCGGCAACCATTACTATATTGGAGTTTGCTTGATTAGTATTAAATGGCACATCACATATTCCTACATTGGTATCACAGCTAACAGACTTGTATTCAGAAGAGATGCAAGGTTGTGTATGATTATACCCCCACCACTCATCTATTTGAGCGGGGTCAGGTATTGCAGGCTTAAATGTGCTACACGGATTAATTTTAACATACAAGCCATCCTCAGCAGTATTTAAAGAAAAATTTGATTCAACAGGCAAATTTAACTCTTGCCGAATCATATTTATAGATATTGTCCCGCTATTAGGAAGTGCCATCTTACTTCAATTTATTTTCTAACTCCTTAATTCTCGCCTCTTGTTCATTCATGCCAGCAACTAGCAATCCAATTATCTTTTCATAACGAACTGCAAGGTAGCCAGATTCTCTTTCTTGTACAGCTAAAGGAGCAACACTTTGTACGTCTTGGGCAATCAATCCCATATCGTCTCCTGTTAAGCCATACATCTCTTCGGCATTTTCTGTCCAGCTAAATGTAACTCCACGAAGTTTAGATATCTTTTCAATAGCATTATCAATAACAGTTATGTTATCCTTTAATCTTTCGTCAGATGTACTGTAACCAATAATATCCCCTGTAGCAGTAATTGTTCCAGATGCATAAATATTACCGCTTGTATTTGGCGGCGCAGTAGCAAATGTTCCAACTTTAAGTGAACCAACCTGAATATTATCTGTTATTGCACCAATTGCTATGTTAGGTGTATTAGTCGGGTTTGTTACTACTGACGATATTCCGTTTCCAGAAGTCGTTGTTATAGTAGATACTGTAGTGAAAACCATATTCGCCGATAAAGGGCGAGAGGTACCATTAATTGTAAGTGTTGTCGTAGAGTTTGCTGGGACAAAGTTTAATCCACCAGAACCTACAATCTCATTATATCCGTAAGTAATTGCTCCAGTTAACCCGTTAAACGATGTTAGCCCAGCAGCAATTGTCCAGCTTCTATCAGCAGATAAGTCGTAGCTTGTTCCGTTAATTGTCAACGTTCTAGTTGTCGGAACAGGAGTATATCCTAAAGCAGACGTAACTGTTCCTGAGCTAATCGAGCTTATATATCCATTTGGATTTGACGCTCCGTTGTAGGGGGTATATCCTAGCGCTGTTGATATATCTGAGCTAAGTAATGTTATGACACCAGTACGCCCAAAAACGCTCGTTACAGGGAAAGTAAATGAGCTAGTTAAAGTTCCTCCGTCTTGCTTTGTTAAGGTTAGCGTTTGAGTAGCTGTTCCCGAAAAAGCAGAAGATACAATAGAGCGATTATAAGAAGTGTTCCAATTAGAAATATTTGTATTTGTAATTGCAAACGAAGGAGATGCTGTAAAAATTGGGTCTGATTCACCAGCAGAAATAGTTTGATATGTGATAGCCGTTACGCCAACAGTAATCGTGGTCTGATTCGTGTTACCGTATCTCGCGTTAATAAAAGTTCCTGCGGTGATTAGGTACTGGTATCCACGCAATTCTGCGTCGGTATCTGAATCTGTTGCACGAGTCCATCCGCCAGAAGCTGCTTCGTAAACACCGTTTGCTGATTGAGTAGACTGCCCAACAACTAATATTCTATCGCCTGCTACAGGAGTGTATCCATTAATAGCTGCAAGTCCACTTAACCCAACGTTAGTAGTTGCAACTGTCTTAACCTCTGCTCCTAGTTTTAAACCTGTTAGAGCAGTATTGTCAACGTATTGCTTTGAAGCAGCGTGAGACGCATCAACAGGGACTAATGGAATGTTTACGTTAGAAGCAAACGTCCAAGTATTATTAGCTGCAACACCTAATGTATTGCCAATAATTGGCGCAATTAAAGATGTTTGTATTCTAGCTGTTCCGTTTACATCTAATGTGTAAGCAGGAGCATTTGTTAAAACGCCAAGCCTATTGTTTGTATCGTTCCAGAATAAATGATTAACATCTGATACTAACGTATCGCCATCGCTAAAAGGTATCGCTCCTTCAGGGAATGGTGTCACAACACTAACTTTTCCGTCGGGCTCAACCTGCAATAGTTGATTGTAAGTTAATGCTGGGTCTTCTACTGTTCCTGATAAGAATAATGTATCAACGGATACCTTCTTTAAGGTAGAGTCTCCCATATAAATAATATCGGAGCCTTTCTTAGAGTAGGCTAAGTTGTAGCCATTAATCTTGTATCCATTTTTTGAGGAGGCGTTAGATACGTTTATGCTTGCCTCGTAAACATCAAATGCAAACTTAGGAGCTTTTGTGCCGAGTCCAATTTTCTTTACACTTTCGTATAATACAGAATTGTCGAAATTATCTTTATTGGAGTTAACCTTTACAAGATAATTCTCGTCAGCATCTATTGATAAAGCAACCGTCTCCGTCGTAGCATTTGTAATGATATTCGTTGTGGCAGGACGGGCTGCTGGAGCAGCTGTTATAGCAGCAGCTTGTGTAACAGTAGCTTGCGAAGTAGTAAAAGCATCAGCGGGTATTGTAACAACGTTTCCGCTATTATCAATACCCATTAAGCCCACTACATTAGATGGTAATGCCATTATAATTCTTTATTGTGCAAGTAAAGTTACGCAGTATTTTCCTATAATTGAACTTCTGGCTCAGCAGGTTCTTCTGGAACTACTGGTGCTTCAGGAACTGGTACCCAAGGAAGTGGCAACGTTACAATCGGCGGATTACGCTGATTGTCAATTTGCGCTACCAAGTTATCATCTACGCCAACAGTTGACGGAGACTCAGATACCCAGTCGATAACCATCTGCTCAGTAACTTCCTCGTAAGGAGTGAATGACGCAGGATGAGGTGCAGCAACAGATACTGTTCCATACCAACGTGCGTTAAAGCCGTCGTCTGAAACAGCAAGTTTCTCGCAATGAATAACGCTAATAACGTTTGTTAATCCGTCTAATGACGGAATGGTGTCTAATGCGACAATATTCCAATGTGATGTAATTGATGACATAATTATGTGTGTTTATTTATTTTACATTAATCTTACTATTTTAACAGAAAGACTTCCTGTATTCTTTGTGAATCCGCTAAAATAAGCATCCAACCCTGCAATTGAACCCCACGTCGCCCTTGCTCTAACATATATTACCCCTGTCCCTCCTTGGTGAGTAGATATCATTGGAGCAAATTGTCCATCTGCGTTCGGCCCGTTAGTATTAGCTGGGCTAAATAAAAATGAAGTAGCAACAGTCCAAGGCGCATTATCCGTTCCATACCACAATCGAATAATATAAACAGCCTGCGCAACAAGGACTCCTGTCGGAACTATAGTTTGCCAGCTTGTCCAACTATCTGATGTTGTATAACTATAGTCTCCAGTCCCTGCCAACAATAAGTCGCTACTCGATATTGTTCCTGTGACGTGCAGTTTTGTGGATGGGGTGGTGTTTCCGATTCCTACGTTTCCGTTTCCTAAAATACGCATACGTTCGGCATAATTAGAATCGTTCCTAGTATTAAAAACTAAGTCGCCTCCTAAATTTGAACTTGTTTTGCATCCAATAGATGCTCTTGGGTCTTGAGCGGTATTGTCAGCACGATTAAGTGAAAATCCAATTGAAGCATCATTTCCAATTGCATAGTTTGCAGTATTGCATATCATTAAAACGCCGTGATTAACATCTGTTTGGTTTACGTTATTTTCAAACCTAACTAACCCGTTAAAAGCGTTACTACCAATGACTCTTAATTTTTCATTTGAAAAAGTATTTACTGTGTTCATTAAAACAGTCCCCCCCGCAGTAATATTTATCGCAGCAGTTTGAACCTCAGATGACAAATTTGCAAAGTTGCCTGAATCCGAATTTGCTTTTGCATAAGTAGATGTGCCAATTGACATTGTTCCACCAGCATTTGCTCTAAACCAAGCTGAACTAGCCGTCGTACTTGCGGCAGTAGTAATAGCCTCAAATGTTGAACTATTATTGTTATTCTGCAAAGTACCTACTCGTATTCTTTGGCTACCGCTTGCAGTTGCTACTTCTAGTAAATAAGTTGGAGACGTTGACGTTCCAATACCTACTCTGCCTGCGGAGGTGATTCTAACTGCATCAGTCATACTGCCTGCCCTAAGCGTACGGATATTTAAATATCCATTAGTAGAACTTTCGTATTCTCCTGAAATAGATGCGAATCTAGTTGTGCTACCACCGAAATCTAATTGCCCTCCTCCAGTCGCAGAAGCTCCGTAAATTTCAACTGCTGCATATCCAGTAGAGGCAGATAATGTTAATGCCCTGCCAAAACTATTTATATTAGGAGACGTCGTACCCACCCCAACATTTCTTGATGAATCGACAAATAACCCATTAACTAAATTTCCTAAATCTGTATTCTTTGACATAAGTTTAAATTTTTAATTTAAGCGTTGAGGAGCGTTAGCGACTCATATTACTAAGCGTTTATTAATGCTTTGAGTTCGTTAATTTGAGTTTGCTGTTCTTTTATAGCGGCAACTAGCAATGGTATAACTTCTGTATATTGCACGCCAAGCATACCCGTTTCTTTGTCCACATTCACAGCTTCAGGCAATACCGACTGAACGTCTTGCGCAATTAAGAATGAGCGTTTTTTGCTTTCCTCATCCGTTTTAAATCTACCAGTTACAGAGCGCAATTGCATCACTTTGTCAATTCCATTAGAGATAGGCACCAAATTAGTTTTCATCCTTTCGTCTGAATTAGACGTCCAAGATGTAGCACCTGCATCCATATAAACTCCATTTGCAGAATTTACCCACACTCTAATTCGTGTACTATTTGTTGATTCTACTATTAGCTGACTATCATAAATATAAAAATAGCCTCGAACCGTTCCTGATTGAGATAGTTTAATTCCGCAATTGCTGAAATTATCAAGGTGAATTAACCTTGCCAAGCCTGATTCATCAGTAGTTCCCATTGTTAGGTTACCACCTGATGTAATACGCATACGCTCTTGGTTAGAAGTTTGATAAATAATAGCTCCAGCTTCTTGGTTGCCTATATAGAAATTTAAACTTGAGTCTATGCTCATAAAGACTCCATTACCCCAAGTAGTTCCAGTATTAAAATTTGTATAGCGAATCATAGAACGCATACTACCACTAGAGTTCGAATTGTGGATAGTAATTACTCTATCATCCGAAGCTGCCCCTTCAGAACTAGCTCCTCCAATGCCAATATTACCATTTGAAAGTATTCGCACGCGTTCTGTTCCAGCGGTGCTTAAAAGTATTGAATGGGCAGTTTCAGTTCTAATATTTAATCCATTCGCATTGGTAAAAAATGAACCAATTATGCTATTGTCGCTATTTCTTGATTGTATAATTCCACCTTGTGTAGTAGCATTTCCAATAATATCAAGATACACAAAATTACTAAATGAACTTGGAGTCCCGTTAATACCTATGTTGCCCCCTGAAGTAATTCGCATTTTTTCTGTATTGTTTGTTAAAAATACAGTTGAATAACTTTGAGTTGTACCTAATGATAATTCTCCACTTGTATCGTTATATGTAATTTTTCCATAATTAGTAGCAGATGTTCCAAAGAATAAATTTCTTGTGCCATTTGCCGCTACTAATAATCTAGAATCTCCACTTACATCTAAAGTATAAGCTGGGCTAGTATTATTCACCCCCACCCTGCCATTGGTAGTGTCAGCGAAGAGGACATTGGTTAAACTATATTGATTCGATATTTTTGTCATCGTATTATTTGTTTTCTAGGATATCTATTTTGGCAGAAAGTTCTTGGATGGCTTTGACAAGTACAGGAACTAATTTAGAGTATTCAATACCAACAAGTTTACCATCAGTATAAGTACATATTTCTTTATTAATCAATTCAGTTTCTTCAGCAATTAATCCATAAAATAATTCATCAAAATATTCGTTTGTATAAATACCGTCATTATCTTTTTTTCTATAATTAAATGAAACTGGATTTAATTGCATTAACCAATTTGAATCAATAGCTTTAATATTTGTTTTTGATTCTCTAATAGAAGATATCCCTCCTAGTTCACCATCTGATGCTATAAATAAAGTTCTTGGCGATGCTACCGTATTGCCATATACTTGCGAAGAAAATCTAACGTTTCCTGATGCGAAAATCCGCATACGTTCGGTGCCGTTAGTTTCAAATCTTAAATAATGATTAGTAGTTGTCCCAACTGAACACCCGTTATTATCAGAATAAATTTGCGATTTAACTGAACTACCAAAATTTGTTAAATACAAAATGCCTCCTCCTCCACTTCCTTGACCAGATACTTCTAATGTAGTCCAAGTTGACAATACATTGGTTGGCGAAGTTGTTCCAATACCTACGTTGCCAGCGGAAGTGATTCGCATACGTTCGTTTAACGTAGCAGCATTACCACCAGTACCACTTACAGCCGTGTAAAAAACGTGGTTTCCTGTCCCATCAATAGAATACTGTCCTGCTGTTCCTGTATTTAAATATGTCCAAGAACCAGCAGCATTAAAGTATGCATTTTGTGTTAAGAATAACGATGCATTAGTAGAATATGTAATTAAAGAACCATTTACTAAGTTAACTCCCTTAAAGTTTGAATACCAAGTAGGAGGTGTTACATTTACGCCAATATTATTAGAAT